ATTTAACTCATCATAAAGATAAAATATTGTTGCAACATTTTTATTCTCAATAACAAGTTTTTTGAATGTTTTTAATTCATCTTTGAATGTGTTGTTTTTGTATGATTCCAATAACACATTTTCTATCTTTGATTTTAATATACCGAATTTCATAATTTGTTTTTTAATATAAATATCAATCTTTTAGAAGTTTTCCTAGTTGTATCTCAATTTCTCCTAAAGAATTTTTTCCTTTGGATAAATCAATGTATGATTCTTCCTCAACCATTGACCCTCTTTCTACTAAAATCTTTAAGTTATCTCTTTGAACTGTTTCAGGAATTGTTTCTTCTTCGGGTGCCGGTGCTCCCGGTGCCGGTGCTGCTTCAGGGGCTCCTGCCTCTTCAGGTGCTCCACCTAATTCAGGTCCTCCTCCAGGTTCTCCACCTAATTCAGGTCCACCACCAAAATCAGAACCTCCTCCACCTAAGCTAGAGAAACTTCCTCCACCACCTCCACCACCTTCAGGAGGTGCAGGGGCTCCCGCAGTTGTTCCGGATGTAGGGTTACCGTATAATTTGTCAATATTATCAAAGATACCTGTGTGAGTAATGATTGTTGCAGTATTGGTTAATTCTGCACCAACAGCTTTCTCAATACGTTGTTGTTGTAAATCTAATTTGATTTCTTCATCTGAGAATCCTAATACGTGTTTCTTAGCCCACGATACTGATACAGGTGCGATACCTTCAATTGCGGTTACCGCATCTTTATATAATAAAATTTTCTCTTTCCAAAGGTCAACTTTTAATAAGTCGGCTTGAGAAGATGGGTTTGTAAGTCCTAGTGTAAAGTTTGATAATTCATCCTCAAATCCTAATAAGAATAAATGGATGATTGCGATTTTATTTAATTCGGCAACCATACATTTTTGTATTCTATTGATAGTTCTTGCAAAACGAATATCCATTAAAGATAAGTTTTTACCATCACCGGTTGTTTCTTCAAAACCTAAGAACGCCTTTGGTACTCTTAATGCTGTTAATAATTTCTTTTGGATATATTCGATATCGGCAATCTCGGCTAAGTTCTGAGCTCCCGGTAATGTATCAATTGGTGATGCTGCAGCAGGGTCACGTACAGGGATGAAATAATCTTGGTCAACAGCCATTTGATTAAATCTCATATCCACGTTACCTGTTTTACCATCAACAACTTGGTCTCTTTTGAATTTGTTTGCAACACGTTGTACGTAAGCCTCAACGTCTTTATCATCCATATTACCAACGAATACTTTGAATACACGTCTTTCCGGTGCTCTCGATGTTCTATAAATTAACATCGCATCTTCAGATAATAATAACTGTTTCCAAATACGTCTTGCTTTTTCTAACATAGAAGTTCCATAAGGAAGTTTTCTATCATCACCTAATAAACGGAAATGAGCAATCTCCCAAGAGTTAAACTCCATATCTTTAGCTTTCCATTTGAAACGTAAACCTTTGTTTTCAATAGGTTCTTCAAGATTTGCGGATTTTGCAGCCATACCTCTTTCCAAACGTTCTATTTCAATGTTTGGTAATTGCATACACCCAATAATACCTTTATCGGCATCTAATTTTAGATACACAAAGTTATCACCATATTTACAAGTATTTCTTGTCCACATAGGTAAATTTGTATTAACATCTAAAACGTTATTGAATAAGTCGGCTAAAATACCTTTAACCCTTTTTGATTCAGAATAAATCTGTAACATAAAACCATTTTGGTCTACTGTTGTTGATTCTTCACCATAAATGTCTAATGCTGCTGATATCTCCGGAGTATATTCCATAGATTCATAATCATAGAATGAGGCTAAACGAGTTGGTTCATAATAAACCGCTTGAGTATATAAATTACTTTCAATTTTAGTCCATTGGTTGGCTAAGTAGTAAGTTTGTTGTGCTTGTAATTTTTCTCTTTCGTATTCTGCTTGAGAAGTTGTTTTTAATAACTCCTGCTTATCTAATTTGTAGACAGGGTAATCTTGACCTAATTGAGCGTTAGGACCAAAGGCACTCGATAAACGTTGCCATACCGTCATATTATTATTCTGATTATTTTCCATATTAAAAATCTAAATCTTTTTATCCTTTAATAAATACTTTATATTTGTGGACCGGATGATATGTTCCAATTATTTGTTAGATTAGTTAAAACACCCCTACCTGCAACACCTGCTGATGTATAATTTATTGTTCCAAAATTTATTGAAACATTTGATTGTACACTTAATAATGACCAAGAATTAAAAATATCATCTAATTGACTTGCTGGATAGTTAGCAGTTGATTTACCTAACATAAATTGAGGTGCTGTTGTTAAGTTAATAACATTCCAATTATTAATCGGTTGTTCGAATGAAGTTGCGTTTCTAAACATTCCTGTCGCGTTTTGTAAACTACTTACATCCCAATTATTAATACCTGAATCACCCCCATTATTGAAACTTGTTGCGTTATAGAACATATTTGTAGCATTCACAACTTGACTAATATCCCAATCACTGATATTGTCATCAAAACTATTCGCATTCCAAAACATTAAATTAGTTGTTTGGATTGTTGAAGTGTCCCATAAATTAATATTATTAATTGTGGTTAAAGACGTACAATTTCCAAACATAGTCGCCAACGTAAGTACACCATTCAAATTAAGCGTGTCGGTCACAGTTGATAAATCTAAATTACTACACCCAAGGAATGCACCCGAACTACTATTACCAAGGTTTAACACACCCCATTTAGTTATACTAAGAATATTATTTTTTGATGCTGGGATAGTGGAAAATGACCATCCAATTATAGTTCCTGATATTGTAATAGTATAATCACCTGAAGTTAAATACAAATGGTCTTTTTCAACTTGATTCCAAGATGTGATAATATCACTATTTCCATCACCCCAATCAACTAAAAATGAATAATAACCACCTGAAACTAAAGGTAATGATATTTTTTCTGAACTTTTTGCACTCCAAACACTTACAAATGATGATGGTGTTGATGGTGTAATAGTCGGTGTTGGTGTGTTTGTCGGTGTTTGAGTTGGTGTTGGACAAGGATTATTCTCGTCATTACACGTCTCACAATCAACATATGCTGACGAGTAAACTAATGTTACATCTTTTGTTGTTTCCCTAACTATCACATAACAATAACCATTTGTTGCTAAAACAACATTACCTATACCATATACTGATGGAATATCCATAATTGCTTCAGGTAAACCATTACAACAAGGTGTAGTAGACCATCTAGTGTAATTTGTTGTTGATGTTGGAGTCACAGTCGTTGTTGGTGTTGGGGTTGGTGTTATATTAGTACCACAATCCGAATCAACACTACATCCTGTCGTACTAACAGTTATTGTACTATCTATCGATGGAAAATATTGAGGAACGTTTTCATAATAATAATATAAACTTAAACTGTTTATCAAATTACTTTTAACACAGAAATGATAAGTTCCCGGTGAAGTGAATTGATAAATAATATCACTACCATCACAATTACTATTTTTCTCTCCTTGGAAATATATTGTATTATCCGGGAAAATTGTGTTTTTAATTGCGTCATTTATATCTTGTTGTGTAATCACCACTTCGACACATAAACAAGAAGGAGTTGTTTTGGTTGGTGTTACTGTATGAGTAGGCGTAACTGTTGGGGTCACAGTATTTGTAACCGTTGGTGTTACAGTATTAGTTGGTGTTGGGGTTGGTGTCGTTGTTCTTGTTGGTGTAACCGTAGGTGTTGGTGTATGTGTTGGAGTTCTTGTTGGTATCGGTGTTCTAGTAACCGTTGGTGTTGGAGTTTGTGTTTTAGTAGGCGTTACAGTATTTGTTGGTGTTGGAGTTGGTGTGAAAGGTATACACCAATTATTACACACCGTTTGACTTATAATTGTAAATTCAGCACCACTACCACCTATACTACCTTTTACACAAGGTGATTGTTGAACTTCATCACCTGCACCATATATATCACATATTAAGTCACCATCACAAGTTTCATAACAAATATAACCCGGTGATTGCACCGTAAATGAATAAACATAACAATTACAATTAATTGCTGATGGAGTAACCGTTTGTGTAACAGTTGGAGTTACAGTATTAGTTGGGGTGTTAGTTGGTGTTTGAGTTGGTGTACGTGTAGGGGTTTTTGTCGGTGTTGGTGTAATTAATCTAAATTCACAAGTTGCTTTTTCACTTGGAATGTAAATAATATATTTACCGTAAAAATCGTCAGTATAATATTCATAAGGTAACAAAACTGTTCCCAAATTAATTGAACCACCCGCTGATGGGTAGAACGTTATTTGGGCCATTTGACCGTCGTAGTTTTCAGTTGTTATTAGAATATATGTTGACATATTGAAATTATAAATATTTTTTTATTATTTTGTATAGATTAAACACACACTAAAAATCCAAAACTTTGAATTACCCCATTACTATCAACTATAGCACTGTAACTAAATGTAGATGATTGTATAGTAAAATGATAATATCCTCCATCACCTGAAAACAGTGTTGTCATTGCGGCATCTGTGTATATAACATCTCCTTGATTAGGTTCTCCTGTACCACTTATCCAACAAGTAGTTGTCATTGATAATGAACAAGCGTCATTACTATCAGAGTTTGGTGAAATAAGACCTAATTGTATACACGGTGAATTAACCGTAACTGTTCCCACACCACAAGCAAATCCTGGTTGTAAACCAACACCCCCAACTAATGCACAAGTAGTGAAAGGTTCTAATGCACTAATCGGTTGGCTTATAACTTGATTTCCATTACATTCCGCATATGATATTTCAACATTACCTAAATTAGTTGGACAGTCACCTCCAGGATTAAACGTTACACTGTAACATCCCCCTTCCGGAGGACTTGTACAAGGTGAGCCAGGGGTTATATTAAC